ACTACTGGCTCTGGTGCTAGAACTTTAAGAATACAAGGATTAGATGGTTCTTATAATTTAGCTGAAGAAACTGTTAATCTAAATGGTACAAGTACAGTTACAACTACACAAACATTTTTAAGAGTATTTAGAATGTCTGTTGAAACAGCAGGGTCTTTTGGAAATAATGAAGGAACAATTACAGTTACTTATACAGGTGGTTCTGATGTAGCCGCAACTATATCTCCAGGCAATGGTCAAACTTTAATGTGTTTATATACAATACCCGCAGGTTATACTGGCTATTTACTATCAATGAATATATCATCTGGTAAAGACCAAGAAATGGATTTTAAATTTATACAAAGAGATAATAGTATTGCTAACTCAGGATTTCAAACAAAACAATTTTTGAATGTTAGAGGTGGTCAAACAACAGTTATCTTTAATTCAATCAACGTGATACCTCAAAAGTCAGATATTTATATATCAGGTAAATCAAGTTCTACTTCTTCTGCTTCTGCTTCATTTGATTTATTATTAGTACAGGATGGATATTAATGGCAAGTAAAAGTAGAACAGTCAGTTTTGAATTAACAACATCCAATCAGGATATTTATACAGTTCCTAATAATTATGAAGCAGAAATTAAAAGTATTTATATTGCTAACAATACTTCTAATCAATTAACATTTTCTTTAGATTGGTATGATTCTGTTAATACGACATATTACACTTTAGCCGAAACAACAAAATTATTAGCTAATGGTTTAATTCAAATTACAGAATCATTATGGTTACAAAAGAATGATAAACTCAGAGGGTTATGTAGTAGCGATAATAATGTTACCGTAACAATACAAGTTGAAGAAAACTACTTACCACAAAGAATCTAATGGCTCTAAAAAAATCACAGAAAAGTCTGAAAGCATGGACAGAACAAAAGTGGCAAACGAAGTCTGGGAAACCTTCTTCCAAGACAGGAGAAAGGTATCTACCCAAGAAAGCCATCGAAGCTCTAAGTCCACAAGAATACGCATCGACAACAAGGGCAAAGCGTAAAGGGACAGCCCAAGGTAAACAGTTTGTTAAGCAACCTAAAAGTGTTGCACAAAAGGTACGCAAGTACAGGAGGACAGCATGAAAGATAAAGTATTAAAATACTGGAATAAGTTAGACAAGAACGCCAAGCTATTTGCTTGTGGTGTTGTTGCTATAATAATTATTGGTTTGATATGGAATTAAATAAGAAAAAAGCAGATTTGAATAGAGACGGCCAACTCTCAGGTTATGAGAAGAAAAGAGGTATGGCTATTCAAAAGTCAATGGCTTCTAACCAACCCTTACGTAAATCAACAGATAAAAAGTTTATGGGAATGACATCCTATAAGGAGAATAAATAATCATGTATGGAATGAAACCAAAAAAGAATATGAAAAAGCCTAAAGATAAAACAGTCGTCATGATTGCTGTAGGCAAAATGAAACCAAAGAAAAATATTAAAAAGAAAAAGTAATGCCTCTATCCGATGCAGATAAGAAAAAAAGATTTTTACAAAGAAATAATCTCAAAGGTTTTAACAAACCCGTTAGGACTACCGAAGGTGGTAAGAAAGGTAAAGTCGGTATTCTCGTTGATGGTCGACCAAAACTCATTCGATTTGGTGATGCATCGATGGGCCATAACTATAGTAAAGAAGCAAGGGCTTCGTTTAAAGCAAGGCATGGTCGAAATATTGCAAAAGGTAAAACAAGTGCTGCTTACTGGGCTGACAAAGTTTTATGGGCAGGTCCAGGGGGTAGTAAGAAAAATCCTCCCGCCAATCAAAAAATTAAAAAGGGGATGGCCTAGTAAATATTTATTATGAGTAGCAAAAATAAAGTATATACAAATGCAGTTAGAACTCTTAGTAATGAACTAGCTGATATTGCTCAATCTAATAATCAACAAAAAGCTGTAGAAACTAAATTAAAAAAAGCAGGACAACAAGCTATTGCAGGTACTGTAGGTTTGACATTGAAAGCCTTAGGTCAAGAAGAAGCAGTCAATAAAGCAAAAGATAAAATAGAAAACTTTATTGAAAAAAAATTACCCTATACTAAATATGCTGTGCTTGATACAAAAAAGGTTGGTATTCAGTATGGTGATAAAACATTTAATTCTTCTTTCACTATGAATAAAGAAGGTAATGTTAATTTAAAACTAAATAAAACATTTAAGAATAACTTATCAACAGAATTAGAAGCCGATAAAAAAAATATTAAACTAGGATTGAAGTTAGATTTTTAGGAGATAAAATGCCACTAACAAAAAAAGGAACAAAGATTAAAAAAGCCATGGAAAAACAATATGGTAAAGAAAAAGGTAAACAAGTATTTTATGCATCTGAAAATAAAGGTGTAATCAAAGGTGTAAAGAAAAAGAAATGAGACTAACAGGAGTAGGTAAAAGAACTTTAGCACAATTTATTAGACGACACGGTAGTGGTCGTGGTAAAAAATTATTTTATAAAAGATTAGAAGATGGGTTACTTAAAGGGATGATGATTGATAAAGAAGAAATCAAACCTGTTATTAAACCTGTCGTTGAAGAAGTCAAAGAAACTGTTACAAAAGAAGTAGCAAAAGAAGGAATTTTAGAGAAGGTTAAAAAAGTTTTAAAAGTTTAATGATGCCTTATGGGTCATTAAAATCTTACACAGTAAGATAACTATATCTAGCTTAAAGCAAGGAGGTATAACATGACTTTTACACTAGATAAATACATGCCCTACACTATTGGGTTTGATTCATTCTTTAACTCCCTAGACTCAATTACAGGAGATGTTAAAGGATATCCACATTATAATATAAAAAAACTTGATGACAATCAATGGGTTATTGAATTAGCATTAGCAGGATTTGATAAAAATGATATTGAAATTGAAGTCAAGGACAGTGTAATGACAATCACTGGAGAAATTAAATCAGAAGATAAAGATTATCTTTACAAAGGAATCTCTTCTAGAAAGTTTTCTAAAACTTTTACACTAGCAGAGTTTACAGAATCTAAATCTGCTGAGATGAAGAATGGTATCTTATCCATTATCTTGGAAAAAAATATTCCAGAAGATAAGAAACCACAAAAGGTAAAGATAAAATAAATGCCAATTTATTCTTTTAGGAATAAAAAAACGGGGAAGGTTTGGGATGAGTATCTATCATATGAAGATAGGACCAAGCCACTACGAAATAAAAATGTAGAGATGGTGATAACTGCACCCAACCTTTCCTTTATTGCTAGAAGAGAACATAAAGGGAGAGACCAAATTCTAGATAGTGCTAGAAAAGGTATGAAGGAAGCACAGATTGAAGAGTCTGTAGGAATAAGAAAATCTCCCGAGTGGATTCAAGAAAAAAGAGAAAAGAAATTACAAAAAATTAGAAATGTTAGTTCCTGATAACGACAAGAATGATGTTGCACTAACAGATAAGCAACAAACTTTTTTAGATGCTCTGTTTGGTGAAGCACAAGGCGACCCTAAATTAGCAGGTGAAATTGCAGGATATGCTGATTATCATACACCTTTAAAATCTTTAAAGGATGAAATTATTGATAGAGCAGAAAAACTCTTAGCGGCCTTTGCACCAAGAGCCAGTATGGGAATGATTAACGCTTTACAAGAAGATGGTTCAACACCGGGTGCATCCATAAGAATGGAAGCGGCCAAACAAATCTTAGATAGAGTAGGACTAGCAAAAAGAGAGAAGGTAGATATTAATGCAAAAGTTGCACACGGAATCTTCATCTTACCACCCAAAGACAATGGATGAAGAAAAACCTATTACTAGAGAAAGAAAAGGTAGAGTAGTACCCCTCGGTTATAAAGTTTCAGAAGAAGACGATAGAGTTCTTATTCAAATCCCTGAACATATGGAATTAATTGAAAAGGCAAAAAGTTTTATAGAAAACAATTGCACATACAAAGAAACAGCAGAATGGTTATCTCATCATACAGGTAGAAAAATAACAGGAATGGGATTACGAGAAGTTTTAAAAAGGGTAATACACAAAGGGTGGTAGACGAACCTAAACCTAAACAACTTGGTAGAAAACGAAGAACTAGCCTTAATGCTCCTCTTACAGTCAAAGAGAAGAAGGCTCGAAAGTCTGCCCAAGACATGCTTCGTGAAAAGAAAAAAGAACTTGAGAAGGCACAGAAAAACTTTTGGGCCACCAAGAATAGACTCAAAGAACTTGACGAAGTATTTGATGGCAAGAAGCAACTCATTGAAGAAGATAAAATTGAAGAGGCTTCACCGAATATCAAAGCTGCACTAAAAGATAAAGAAGTTATCTTTGAGCCAAACGATGGACCACAAACAGAGTTCTTAGCATCCAGTGAACGAGAAGTATTTTACGGTGGAGCAAGAGGTGGTGGAAAGTCTTATGCTATGTTGGTTGACCCACTACGATATTGTCACAAACAAAAACATAGAGCATTGTTAATTAGACGGACAATGCCTGAACTTAGAGATTTAATTAATCACTCTCAACAACTGTACCCTAAAGCCTATCCTGGTGCTAAATGGAGAGAGCAAGAAAAAGAATGGAAGTTTCCTTCAGGTGCAAGAATAGAATTTGGTTACGCTGAAAACTTAACAGACGTTCTACGATACCAAGGTCAGTCATATACTTGGATTGGGATTGACGAATTACCTCAATACCCGAATGAAGATATTTATAACTTCTTACGTTCATCCTTACGAAGTGTAGACCCTGAGATTCCTGTTTACATGAGAGCAACAGGTAATCCAGGAAATGTAGGTTCAATGTGGGTAAAAGAAATGTTTGTTGACCCTGCCCCTGCAAATACAAAGTTTGAAATAGAAATTAAAACTCCTGTAGGTGTTAAAAAGATTACAAGAAGATATATACCTGCAAAGCTACAAGACAATCCTTACTTGATGCAAACGGATGATTACTACGCAATGTTGGCATCATTACCTGAAGTACAAAGAAAACAATTCTTAGAAGGTAATTGGGAAGCATTTGAAGATT